ATATATGAATCAATTTGGCGGCTCGGCACCTAATCAAGGCAGCACAGCCCCAGCGGCAGGTAGTGTTCCCCCAGCACCTAATCAAGGCAGCACAGCCCCAGCGGCAGGTAGTGTTCCCCCAGCACCAGTTAATCCAAAAGAAAAAGCCGCATGGGCACGTCAATATGGCGGAAAGTATGATCCAAAGACCGGAGCACCATTAAGTGAAGGTACTAGTTACAACGAGCTAGGTCGAATAATTAGTTTAGTACACTACAGATAAACGGCTAAAATAACCACATTTAAGGCAAGATTTCTCTTGCTATTATAAATAAAAGCGTATACAATAACATGTATGCGCTTTTCTTTTAAGTAGATCTTAAAAGGAAATAAGGCAAAAAGAGCCGCAAGGCAAAAAACATAGGCATATTACAGGAGAAATACTATGGCTACATTAGCAGAAATTAGAGCAAAACTTAAGGCATCCGAAAATAAAGGATCAGACAATAACAGAACAGGTGGAGACAATTCCATTTATGCGTTCTGGAATTTAAAAGAAGGCGACGAATCCGTACTGCGATTCTTACCAGATGGTAACGCCGATAACACATTTTTCTGGGTTGAACGTGCAATGATCAAATTGCCATTCGCTGGAATTAAAGGTGAATCAGAAAGCAAACAAACTATCGTTCAAGTACCATGCGTTGAAATGTATGGCGATACTTGCCCAATCTTATCTGAAGTACGTGCGTGGTTTAAAGACCCAGCATTAGAAGATATGGGTCGTAAGTATTGGAAGAAACGTAGTTACATTTTCCAAGGTTTCGTTGTTGAAGACGGACTGAAAGAAAAAGAAACAGCAACAAATCCAATCCGTAGATTTATTATTGGTCCTCAGATCTTTACATCAATCCGTGCGGCATTGGTTGATCCAGAGTTAGAAGACTTGCCAACAGATTACGTACACGGTATTGACTATCGTATGAAGAAAGGTTCAAAAGGCGGTTACGCTGATTACTCAACTTCATCATGGGGTCGTCGTGAGCGTCCATTAAGTGATGATGAACAAGCCGCTATTAAGCAACATGGTTTGTTTAATTTAAACGACTTCCTACCTAAAAAGCCAAGTGAAATTGAGCTTAAGGTTATGAAGGAAATGTTTGAAGCATCAGTTGATGGCGAGCCATATGATATGGAACGTTGGGGTCAGTATTTCAAGCCAGCTGGCATGAGCCAGAACACTGGTGATCCACAAAAAGCATCAACTCCTAAGGCAGCACCTGCTCCTACACCGGCAGCAAGTGAAGACTTTGATGACGAACCTGCAGCAAAGGCAACACCTGCGCCACAAGCAGAATCAACAGGCGGCGACAGCCGTGCCCAAGATATCTTGGCAATGATTCGCAATCGTCAGAAGTAAAGCATTACGGCTTGGGCCTCTGTGACTTAGTCATACGCCCAGGTTATCATCATAGGAGAAACAACTTATGGCTACAAAAGCCTTCGATTTATCAAAATTTAGAAAAACCTTGACTAAGTCAATTGACGGTCTAGGCGTAGGATTTAATGATCCTACAGATTGGGTTAGCACAGGCAATTATACGCTTAACTATCTAATCAGCGGTGATTTTAACAAAGGTATTCCTTTGGGTAAGGTTACTGTATTTGCTGGCGAATCTGGCGCAGGCAAATCATTTATCTGTTCAGGTAATCTAGTACGTAACGCACAAGCACAAGGCATTTATGTTATCCTAATCGATACAGAAAATGCGCTAGATGAAAAGTGGTTACACGCACTTGGTGTAGATACCGGCGAAGACAAACTTCTTAAACTCAACATGGCAATGATTGATGATGTGGCTAAAACCATTCACGAATTCATGAAAGAGTATAAAGAAATGGCAGAACGTCCTAAAGTCTTATTTGTCATAGACTCATTGGGTATGTTACTTACCCCTACTGACATTAACCAGTTCCAAGCTGGTGACATGAAAGGAGACATGGGCCGTAAACCTAAAGCACTTACAAGTTTAGTTCGTAATTGTGTTAATATGTTTGGTAGTTATAACGTAGGTATGGTTTGTACAAATCACACATACGCAAGCCAAGATATGTTTGATCCAGACGACAAAATTAGTGGTGGTCAAGGTTTTGTCTACGCAAGTTCAATCGTTGTTGCTATGAAAAAACTCAAACTTAAAGAGGATGAGGATGGCAATAAAGTATCAGACGTTATGGGTATTCGTGCGTCATGTAAGATTATGAAGACTCGTTACAGTAAGCCTTTTGAAACTGTACAAATTAAAATTCCATATGAAACAGGTATGAATCCCTATTCAGGAATGGTCGATATGTGCGAAAAAGCCGGCTTGTTAAAACAAGAAGGCAATAGACTCAAGTGGGTTGATCCAGAGACAGGTGAAGAATTCAAATTCTACCGAAAAGAATGGAAAGATGATAAATTAGATATGTTAATGGCAAAATTTCATATCAAACCTTTAACAACAACTACCATTCCTGAGGAGATAGACGAGAATGTTGAATGAAACACAAATTGGTGACGTATGGTTACTATTCGCTGACTTTATTGACAAGAAAAATCATGAAGCAATCGCAGAGCGTTATGTTGACTTGCTAGCAGATTTTGGAGTTCCTGATAAGGTACTGTCGGCTGCTAGTGGAGTAGATAGCACATTAGATGCCGCTATTGATTATTATCTTGATGAGGAAGATGCTGGAGACGAAGACGACGATTACAAAGAATTGGAGTTTTAATGACCTGGTATACTAAGATTGCTAAAGATATTTCTTATATTCCGGATGCCGTAGATTACTACAACGCTGAACTGCTTGAAGCAAAAGGCGAATGCCGGATTGTTGGAAACATTGAAAAGGCCGCGGCAGGAATGCCAGGCGTTGTAGAACAACGATTTAGTCAGTTACAAGAAATTGAAGCAATTTTAGAATATCTTAACATTGAACTTCGTAGGTTAAAAAGTCAGCATTTTAGAAAATATCTTGAAAACTATCAAAGAGCATTAAGCTCACGTGATTGTGAAAAGTTTGTTGAGGGTGAAGCAGACGTAGTTGATTTTGAAAAAATCATTAACGAGTTTGCTTTACTTCGCAACAAGTGGTTAGGTATTACTAAAGCTCTTGACCAGAAACAATGGCAACTTACTAACATTGTAAAATTACGTGTTGCTGGTATGGAAGACGCTACACTATAATCAATTCGCCCAAAAGGTAGACTATAGGCCTTAAATAATATTGAGGCCTATTTTTTTATCTAAAGATTTGACTTTTAAGATTATTCATGTATAATAAAAGTATGACAACAGTTGATCAGATATTAATACAAATTGTAAATTATTCTAGCACTGCTATTGAAGAACTAGTCTCAAAACGAGATGCTAGGATCTTACGGAGTATGGCATTGGCTATTGTATCTTCAAATTTTCTTACTGAAAATCAAAGTAAACTATTGTTAAGAATTCTTCGTGAAAATCAAGAAAAACTAAAATTAGTTAATGATAATTTAATCGAATTATTACAAACACCCAGCTGGTCAAAATCCTTTAGAATGTTTGAGCAAACTAAAAAATTGTACATTAGTAACTCAAACGATGAATTGCTGTTAACTGTAGAAATTTCATATTCTAGCTCATTAACAAAAGAAATTGTTAGCATTAGTAAATTGGTACCGGGAATGACTGCCAGCGTTGGCGGCAAAATGTACCATGCCGATCTTACTGAAAAGAATATTGTAACGTTAGTGTCAAGGCTAAAAAAATTAGACTTTGAAATTGACCAAAAAATTCAAAATTACTACGAAACTATCCATGCATGGACTGAGTCCGAAATGCGTGATCGATTTAAAATTGACACTATCACACACGCAAACTTTCAAAAACAAATAACGAACGACCTCGGTATACACACACCGATTGATCAAAACATAATTAATGACCGGAGTTTACGATATCAATATTTTAGTGAAAAAAGTGAAAAAATTCCTGAAAATTTGACCGAAACAATTGCCACTAGACTTACCCGTCAAGTGTGGCTTAATAAAAATGAAACCGAATTATTTGATATTGTTAATAGCTTGCGTGTCTTAAAA